TATTCTAATACTTCAGCAACATCCCATTCAAATTGAGTCATTAACATCCTTTTCTAACTTGCGCTTAGCTATTTCTACACGCTGTGCTAATTCATCAGTTTCATATGAAATATTATCTAATTCGTCCGTTAATTCGTCTGATAATGTTTGTTCCGCAACTTTAAGTAATTGTTGTTTTTCTTCTTCGCTCAATAAGCTATCTGCGCCTGAAATTGTTTGTTTGGTTGAAATATATCTTTGAACGATCGCCGTTAATTTAACTAAATGATCATCATTTTTAACTGCAACATCTAAATATTCTTTAATTAAAGGTACAATGATTGTTGCGTCAGATGCATTTTTTATCAAAGGTTGCAGTTGTGCAATTAATTGATTGATTTGGCGATCTTTCTTTTTTGAATTGTGATATACATCAGACATTAAATCTGCAAAGGTTGTTCCTTTGAATAATTCATCATTTCTGTCCATGCCGGAAATCCTTTAATAATAAATATTAAAACGGCAATTTTATGAAGTCTGTTCGTTCATACTCTCGAAACTTCTCTTCATAAATTTGTTTTAGAACTTTAATAACTTTGGTTATATTAGTTGTTTCTAAACCCGTACGTTCTCTTATAAAGATATATAGAGCCTTTTTATTGAAATTTTCGATATTTTGTCTAGTTTCAAAAATATGAAGAATTGAATCTGCTACGTGAATATCAGTTGGATTTGTAAAAATATAATTTAAATTATCGTAACAATGTTCAATATATGCATCCATAAAATACTGCAGAGTTTCTAACATATCTGCATTATGCATTTCAGTAATAATATTGCGTTGTTCATCTACATCAATTTCTAACGCATCCGATTTTACTTTTGCATAACCTTTTTGATTTTCTGCAATTAAATAATTAAATGATGTTCTAGTATAATATGAATATGCTTTACCAGCCGCAGCATTAAATTTATCTAAACGTGCTGTTAAGTATGTAACTAAATCAGTTTGTAAATCAACAAATGTTGAATCGATATAGTCAGGTTTAACTTTATTAATAATATTTTCCGCAAGTTTTAAAAATGCAGGATATATAAATCTTCTGTATATTTTTTCTCGTAGTGCTAAATTATTTTCTGATTTATTATACGCAGAAATTGCTATATCAGTAATTTTTGTGAAATAAACGTTACTTTTTTTCTTCCGTGCCATTCTCAAATTCTTCGTTTAATTCTTCAATTACTTGTTTTAAAAGTTGAAATGTTGTACCTGCTTCATCTTCTGATTCAAACGCACCTAAACGATCAATTTGTTGCATCGCGTCATACGATCTTGAAATTTTATCATACATATATTGATTAGTAGATTCTAAATCTTCAATATAATCTTGTGCATCGGCTAATGCGCCGGCCAAATACCAAACTCTAAATGTAAGATATATAGATGATAATAATAATAAAACTATTAATAAACCTGATATCATATTATTCCTCATTAAATGCACTAAAAATATCAGTCAATGTTTTTTCAACATCTGGATTATTTTCAGCTAGGTTTTTTAAACCATTACTTTTTGTAACTTTACTTTTTTCTACAACTGCTTTAGGTGTAATACGATCTTTATTTCTCCAACGTTCAAATTCAATTTGCGCTGCCATATGATCGCCATGGTGTAAAATAATCGGCAAATTGGTTTTTAATTTAGCTTGAGCTGAACGAGCAACAAAGTATGGTTTATTTGCATCATCATACATTCCATCATGAATCTTAATTGCTTGATATTCCGTCCATGACATCTTAACATCATATTGTTGAAGCAACCAAATTGAAAGATCTGGTACCATAGTGAATGGAATATTTTCATTATGCTTATACATCTTGTTTTGATTCTTGCGATGCCAATCTGATGTTTCAACTTGATAAACTTCATTACCATCTCCAGGAAATCCTACTTTACCTAAATCATGATGCATTGCTGCAAAACGAAGTTCTTCAACGGTATAACCAGACATATCTGCACCCATCTCAGACCAAGACTCATAGAGTTTCTCAGTGCATGCAATAACTCGAAGTACATGATCTACATAGCCGCCGGCAAATGCATTATGAAAATGTGCTATTGAAGATGCTGGCATCATTACCATGCGATCTTCAAAATCATCATACATTCGGTTAAGTTGATCTTTGCGTGTTGGAAAATAATCATTTACCGCTCGGCGGTATTGTTCCCAATTTGATTTAATTGTTTCTGCTTCTAACATAAAAATATATTATGAAATTATTTTCGTACTTCCAAATGTTGCCCGTGGACTAATTTAGAAGTGCATTTCCAACAAGTTACAGCTGTTGCCTTTTCGTCAACTCGTTCGCATATATTATCACAATATTTGCACTGTAATCTTTTAAACCCTTTTGGGGGCGGTGTTGATTTTGATTTCATGTTTTTTTTTGAATTTTATTCGCGATCGATATAATATTTTGCAGACTCTAATTTTTTTAATGCACGTGCTAAATTATCTAATGTTGATTGTTTATCAGTTTTACCTTCAGTAATTGAACGACCAACAGTTCTAATAATTTCATATGCATCTTCTAAATCATCAGTAACTTTGTTTTTGTATTTGTAATACGCTTTCATGAATAACCTTTATTAATTAATAATATTATATATAATAAATATATTATAATAAAATTAATGATGTATTTTGACAATACTCTAAATTTAAATTGCACCAAGACAATTCTTTAGCCTTAGCCTCAACCTCGATATCTAGATCTAATACGCCATATGTATTCGGAGTAGTTGTAATATAATCGGCATGAGCTTGCTCTTTGATCTTGGTAAACTCTTTGTATTGTTTATGAAAGGTAGGCCACTTTGGCAAATCTTCTAAAGAAATACCATGATGCTCAAACATACGCTCGATAAGAAGTTGCTGTTCGCGACGACGAGATTCACTGTAATGAGTGCATTGAGTAACACCATGAAACTCCCACGTTTCGCGTGCCATAAAAAATGCTTCTTCTTCGGATAAGTCACCAGTATTGAAAGTGTGATGCCAATAATCAAATGTAACTGGAATACCTTCGGACGCATACAATGTCTTGTATAATTCGCGAACTGAATACATAGATGCTTTGTCATCATTCTCGATAACTAAACGAGCCTTAACACCATCAGATAAACGATCATAGTTACGCAACCAACGGTCAATAGTGCCGGGCTTGTCACCATATGTAGCGCCAATATGAATATTGATAAGATTCTCGAAGCTAGGTGCAAAACCCATAAGATCAAAAAGCTCAGCGTGTCGTTCAAGCCCAATAATAGAATTATCAACAACTACTGCATCGGGACTACCTAAGATATGAAATGGACCAGGGTGTGTTGTAATACGATGACCATGTGCTAAAGCATAATCGCCAGCAGCACGTAAATGTTGTGCAATCTCATCAATACCTGGTAAATCTTCTAGACGATAATGATTCCAACGAGGAAAGAGCTCGCTACCAACTCGGAATAAACGAATACCTTGCGACTCATTCCATTGTAGAATAGTTAACAAATCCTTGGCATTTGCCAAAGCAATGTCAGATGCAAGCTGTAAACCACCAAGCTTGAATTTGCGGTCAATCATTGCGCGTCCGGTACGAATGCCTTGGGACGATAGTTGTTGATTGATACAACAATAACCATAACGTATCATAGGATTTTTTTATATTATATGAAAAATTTTGCATAATTCAAAGTAATGATGTTTTTTCTTGTCAAGATATTTATTTTAAAATAAGTAACCGTTAAGGAATATATGAAACATACTTTATTAGAAAATCTACGTAGATTTAAAGCAAAAAATTTACAAGAACAGCCAGATCCAAATAATGGAACTACATTAGCGGCACCGGCCGGAGCTAATGAAGTGAAACCATATAAAGTAGTACAAAATGATACACTATGGTCAATTGCTACTAAATGGATGCAACAATATGCACAAGTTACAAACCCAACAGACAAACAAATTATGAATTTTGTAAAACAAATTGTTAAATCTACAAATTCATTAAAAAGTCTTAATGTTGATATGCCAGGGGCAGATACGGAAATTAAAAATCCAAACTTAATTAAACCGGGTATGACTTTTTATTTACCTATAGATAAAAATGAAATATTAAAAGTATATCCATGATATTATTAAAAAAATTATTGTTAGAAACAACATATAATAAACGTTTGCTTACTGAACAAACGACAACATATGAATTTAAGGATAGTTTTCCAGATAATATCGTATTGCCAATTAATCCAAAACAATTGAATATAACATCGTTTGATAAAATAACAGCAATTAATCAATTAACTCCTAATTTGCAAAATTTTATCAATACATTAAAATCTGCAATTGTAGCTAAAAAATTAATTAAAGGTGCTATTACAATAACAGCATCAGCTGATGGTAGTACTCCAGCTACAAAACAAATTCCAGGAGATGGAACCAATTGGAATCAAGCTCAAGTAGATTTTTCATATTCAAACGGTGCTACAGTTTCAAATCAAACATTAGCAGATCGTAGAGCTCAAGGTATTGAGTATATTATTAAAAAATTCGTAAAGTTACCTGCAGAAGTTACTATAACAAAAACAGGTAATGGTGCGGGTACTGCTAAAATGGTAACTGTTGTGGTTCCTATAACTACATATAATGCACAATCGCCTAAAACTAATATCACAAATCCAAAAACTAAAAAAGTAGAAATATTTGATTTAGCTGCAGCGAAATATACAGTTCCGGCATATACTGATGTTAAAGTACCAATTGCAAAATGTAATGGTAATTTAGAAGCAAATGGATTATCAGGCAATCCTATAGCATTTAGATCTAAATTAGAAACAAAATCAGGCCTGGTAACTATGAATTTTATACCAGCATATATACCAGATAGATTGGTAGTTACTCAATATGATAAAACTAAAAAAACAACTAAGATAATACATGACACCGGATATGTGTCTGATACACCGGTATCGGCACAAGTAGATTTTGGTACTATACTATCTGAATTAAATAGTAAAACTAAAAATGGATATGATGGGACTATTAAAGCTCCATCTGCAATTAGTATTGATTTAGGAAACGTTCCAAATACAGAATATTTTGTAGAAATTTATGCACCTTTAGGGCCAACAGCTTGGTTACTATCTATTAACTGTCAAGTATCGACAGCGCCGCAATCAGGAGGTAAGCCTACTAAAGTAATACCTGTTCCATTACAATTCTCAAAAATACCAGATTATCAAAGATTGTATTGGAATAAAGATTATACGCAAATAGTTGCAGCAACCGACCCAAATAGATCTCAAGACTTGGCTTGGGCCGGTGTGATTAAGAATAATAAATGGTTTGATGGGGAATTATACATTTTTGATAAAGATGGAATATTAACAAATATCGATGTTTATCAAAGTGGTGTATATGTAGGTCAAGGAACTCTTTAATTATTTAGCATCTGCAAAATTAATAGTTACATTTGCTGAATTTGTTGATGGATGCGGCTTCGTAGTTAACCAATTAAAATCATAATAAATAAAAATACGATCCCATTGAGATTCCATAATTTGGTTCCAATGCGCATCACATGTATTATAGCCATATCCTGCTGTAAAAAATTTATCAACAATTTGTTTAATCGTTACTGATTTTTCGTTATAATAACGACCAACATATAAACTATTACTAGCAGTTATCAATCCTTCACTAAACTGATTATATTTTATATATCCAACTAATTTTGTTGCTCTATCAGCAAAGTTCATTTCTTCAAAATTAGTAACATCGATATCTTCTGTATGCTCTATTGTTTTAGTTAAACGCTGGTAAACAACATGATGGTAGGTCATCGGTCGAAGATTTTCATCCCAAACTAATGGTTGAGCACCCTTTTGTTTTCGGTAATAATTAAAACGATCAACAATAAATCGTTCAATTGCACAACGAGTTAAACTGTCAAAATTTGTTACAATGGTTGTTTCTCGTTTACCAAAATAAACTGCATTATTGACTACATTAGAAACATTTACTTTACCTAAATAATAGTTATTATATTGAGCTAAACTATTATTACTAGCTAGTAATAATATAAAAACAAATAAATTTTTCATGTCTCTTATTTTTATACTATTATAATAAGTAATATTTTTTAATAATCCAAATAATAGTTTATATTTTTTATATACACAGGTTTTTATAATGATACATATTTATATGTAAATAACTAAAATATAAATACATATGAAAAATTTACACGATACTATAGTAGAAAATTTCATGAGATTTTCTCCAAAAAATCTAGATGTAACTCAACTTAAGAAATTTTTAACGGAACAAGATATTGACTATATCGAACGTTGGAAAAATGAAAAAGCTGCAATGGATGCTTTTAGAAAATGGGAAACGGAAGTTGCAAACGAAGGCCGTACTAAATTAGTGAAAACTAATGCATATAAAGATGTAACAAATGATCCAACAGAAGTACCGGTGTTTTTTTGGAACAATTTTGTTACCATTGATAGTATGAAAAATGCTGATACAGTAAAACAACAAATTGATGCAGCTTTAGAAAAATTAACACAACAAGGAGTTAATTTACAAGATCCATCGATTAATATTTCAATCATTTCTCGTGCATCACAAGCACCTGCATCAACTGGTCCGAATAAAGACGATAACACAGGTAAAAACCGAATTGATCATGATTACAATGGCTTATTAAAATTTGATGCGGCAGGTAATGTAACACCAGAATCAAAAGCAGCATTTGTTGCTAAGCAGAAATCAGATCCACAATTTGGTAATAAAATTTTAGCACAAAAGCGAGGAGATGCTGCAGCTAATTATATTAAATCGAAAGGTATCAAAGCAAATATAACCATTACGCCAGAAATTCATCCGACAGATCGATCTTTTATTATCAACGCTCAAGTAGTAGGAAAAGAAAAATACATTGCTCCAATAACGTTACCTGATATGGAAATTAAAATAAAACTTGTAGCAGAATGGGTAGTGAGTGAAGTATGGTCATTAACCGGCGGCAAACCAGTTGCAGTATTTCCTAAATTTTATTATAGTGTCAATTGGAAATCTACAAATGGCTTAGGCGGCTCAATTATTACAATGGATGATAATAACTCTGGTGATAATTTAAATAATTTTAGAT